TCCTTTACATAAATCATTTAGCTCTATTAGTATAATTGGTGGTAGAGAAATTGTCACTCAAGGATCTCCTGTATACAATTATATTGATACTACATTAGATACTGCTGGAGTATATCCATATAGTTTAGATGTTAATGTAGATGAAATTCAGATCTTTGCTACTGGTGGATCTGGATCTGGTGGTGTTTATGATCAGGCAGGAAATGATGGTAATGACACTACAATTCAACTGGGAGATGGTAGTCCATTAACTATCACTGTAGGGGGTGGTGCAAAAGGAAATGCTGCATCATCTACAGTTTCTGGTGCTGGTGGCAATGGTGGATCTTCTAGTATCAGTGGAACTTACTTATCAGAATTTGCTATTAGTCAGCAAAGTTCACCTACTGATGTAAATTATCAAGGTGGATCTGGCATCAATGGAAAGCAATGGTTTGCTGCATCTAGTGGTCCTAATATTGTTAATGGTGTAGACACATGGAGAGGTCAAGGAGGTCTGAATGCTTCTGATGGATTATATCTAACAGTTTCTGGATCTGCTCAAGGATCAAATGTCAGTACGACTTATCCTAGCACTACATCTTGGGGTATTACAGCTACAGATCCTAGTAAGTATACTGTCGTAAGTGGTACTCTAAGATTATATGGTTCTAGAGGAAATGATTGTCAAAATATTGGTGGCGGTGGCGGATCAGCACCTGCAGGTTGTAATACTGGTTATGGTGGTAATGGCAAATACGTAGAATTATCAATTTTACCAGATCCTAACACTGGTGTTGTAGGTGGACAGTTTGGATTATATCCTGGTGCTAATGGTGGTGCAACAACATATGGTGGAGGTTCAGGTGGTGGATCAGGTGGTGCTGGTGCTACACAGAATGGTGGTAACGGTGGCGGTGGAACTATCGTCACAGCAACTTCTGGTGGTGGTGCTGCTGTCATTGCCGCTGGTGCAGGTGCTGGTGGCGGCGGTGGTGGTGCTGGCGAAGGACAGTGTGGTGATAATGGAAGACCTAATAATATTACAGATGGTGTGCAAAGCCTCTCACAAGTTATATTCTCTGGTTCTGGTGGTCCTGGTGGTAACTATGGTTGTACTGGCGGCGGTGGCGGCGGCGGTGGATCAGGTGTTGGTACTGCTGGACAAACTGGTGGAGCTGGTGGCGGTAGCGATGGTGCTGGCGGTAACGGTGGAGCCGGTGGTGGCGGCGGTGGATCAGGTGGTCACGGCGGTGGATATGGTGGAGGAAGAGGATTATCTAGTTATAGAAATGATTTCTTCTCACTAATTTCTTCTGGTGATGTAAATCACTCTAATACTAACTCTAATAATGGAAGTGGCACTAATAATGGTAAGGTTGTAGGATTTTCAATAGAAAATAGAGGTTATTGGTCCTCTGGTGCAGGTGGAGGAGGTGGTGGAGGATATCTCGTAGGTACAATTTTCCCATCAACTATTACAGCATCTGGATCATCTTCGTTAACAGTTACTGTTGGAGCAGGTGGTACTGGAGTATCAAATGCTATCAATACAACTGTTGATGCTAGTATCAATTGGGTAGATAGTTCAGGAACACTTACTAGTGATGCAGGAGCTTCTGGAAGTGTATTAATTAGAGAAGCTACAATTGTTGCTTATAATGGTGGTAGCACTAGTATTTCTGTTGGTGATATTGTAACCAATGCATCTGATGGAATTGAAATATACGCAGGTGGTAGTGGATCTGGTACAGCAGGTGGTTTTGCGTTACCAAATAATCAAGCCCCAATTGTTGAACTTGAAGCACAAGGAGATCAACCAGGATCTGGCGCAGGTGCTGTTGCCACTGTTAGTAATGGTGTTGTTAATGGTGTTCAAATAGTTGTTGGTGGTAGTGGATATACATCACCACCAATTGCTAGATTCTTACATGGTGCTGCTACTGGTACTCAGGCAACTACCTCACTAACACCTGGAGGTTCTTCTGTTAATGGTATTTCACTTGGTGCTACTGGTACTGCATATACAAACTATGTTAAGTTTGGAGGAACAGAATTGGATAGGTTTATTATTATTACAGGAACTGATTGTACTAACGTTAAGAGGTTTGGTGTTAAAGCAGCTAGAGGTAACAATACTAATGGTGGTGAGCGTCCTGATGATAGTGCTGATGAGTTGAGAGTATATTATAATACTGATAGTTCTGTAAACTTCCCAGAAAATAATTTTCTTGGTATTCTTGTACCAAGACCATCTGATGATGAAATTGCTAATAGTTATGATGGTGATGGTAATGGAACAGTTCCAACTAAGTGGTATAGCTACTTTGTTGATCTACCATCAGGAGCACAAGTACCTGGAGTTAGATTTAAAATCATACAACAGAGAAATACTGCATCAGGATCAAATGATAATGGTGGAAATACTGACCATTATGGTATATGTGATTTCATTTATGAATCTAAATTTATTACTGAAACTGTTTACCAATCATCTCCTGGTGAATTGAGTGGTGATGCAAGATCAATCACATACACGATTGAAGGTGATGGTGGAGCACAATATCCTGCAGGTATTGATCCAGATGATGTTCTCTTAAATCTATCAGCAGGTACTCCATTAGTACCAACAGCATTTATTGATCCACAGGATCCAATTCCTTTGATCGAACCTTATGCATTAACCAAACATCTTATCAAGGCATTTTGATAAATATAAATGATGAGATGGTATAGAGCACCAAAGCTATGAGTATCGTAACCGAGTCAAATGTACCTAATCTAGCCCTACAGTTGAATGCTATTCAAAAGCAAATCAATTATCGTGGAGTTATTAGGGAAATATCTGACACATATTGGAAGGACGAGATTCTTCCTCTCTTGTATCCTAATTGGGATACTGATAAAGATAAGTTGATCAATTTTTATTATTATGACAACGGTGCTTTCTTAGCAAGAAGAAGAAAATTTGTCAAGAACTTTACCACTAATCAGTATGAGTGGAAAGATTATGAGATGGAAATCTATGACATTCCAGAGGCAACTACCATCTATGAGAAATTAAAAGAAGCATTCTATCTTATTGATAGTGTTGAGAGAGAAGATTTCCAGAAAGAACTGGAAAAGGCATATGTTGACACTAAAACAGTTTCTTGGTTTAGTATTAGATTGGTAAGAAACTTTCTCCTAGATGATACTGATTACATTTTTGTAGGTGATAGTCCTATCACTGATGCAGATGAATTAGCTAATTGGAAAAAGTATAGACAAGTATTGAGAGATATTCCTCAAGTTGCTGAATATACAGAACCAACAGATGTAAAGTTTCCAATCTCACCTGAGGATTACAAGAAATTCTATGCTCCTGTGAAACCAGATGAAGCATATCTGGAAACAGATGATCAAAAACTCAAGTTGTCTGCATATTTCACTATGCATTTCAAGGAGAGAATGATTCAATATCTCTTGATCAAGCAAGGTCTAGGTGGTCCGATGAACTATAAGAGTTATCGTGATCAGATGGCAACGTTGCCTGTATTCAAGGCACCAGAACTATCTGAAGCAGAAATGAAGAAACTAGTTAATCATCTACCTGATGATAGAACTGGTGATCCTGTTGCTGACAGTGACAAGTTTGTTGATAGTATGTTGCTCGCTTTGTCTGAAACTACGGAGGTTCCAGAATGATTGAGGTATTAAACTCTACTAACATCTATGATCTCTGCTCTGATTTTGCAGCAGTTGATGATAGTGCATTCATATATTTTGTTAACAAAGAATTATATGAGTGTCAAGACGCAGCAGTAGTATCTGCTGTGCATGAATATTATAGAGAATTTCTTCCTGAAGATCTGCTATTGATTATTCAAGCAAAAAATGATAATATTGTAAAATACAGAACATTAGATGCTGCAACAATAAATGCTGCATCATGGTTCCCCAAGAAAGATCAACTTGGTGAATTGTCTGATGAATATTATTTTAAATGCTACGTTATTGATAAACAAGGAATTAATTGGCAGAACTAACTATGGAAGCAACAGTATACACATTACCAAATTGTCTTGGATGTCGTCACATTAAATCATTAATGGACAGAGCGACAGATGTTACCACGACATATAAAGAGATTGGTTCGGATATCTCCCAAACAGATTTTGATACATTATATCCTAAAGTAACACAAACTCCATTCACTGTATTGGATGGTGTTGAATATGAGAACCTCGTTCAAGTTGCAAGAAAACTATTAGCTGATGGGAAGGTAACACCACCTACTGAATAATAATGAAGAAAACTGAATTGTTTGCATGTCCTATACTGCATTATGACGTGCCATTTTATAGTGATATCAAAGAAAAATTTGTAAAAGAGATTTATACTCTTAGAGAAAACTCGAATCATTCAATGATTATTTCTAATCGTGGTGGTTGGCAATCTCCCCCTATACCACCAATGCAGAAGACATTGAGAATAATCATATCTGATATCTGCACACACATGAGACAAACCATGCTGAATACTGGCAATGAGGTCTATATTCAGAGTTTATGGTATAATATAAATCCAAAAGGATCATACAATGACTTGCATGATCATCCCAGATGCCATATGGCAGGAGTATTTTATGTAAATGTTCCTGAAGGTGACTGTGGTAATATAGTATTCATACATCCTAATCAATACCAATGGTCCGATTACCTGATGGGAGCTACGGACAGGAAAGATAAATCGATGTATCACGAAGTAGAACCAGTTGAGGGCAGATTTATCTTGTTTCCAGCATCTGTATTCCACAGGGTGTTGACAAATAACACAAATGATGATAGAATATCGTTTGCTTGCAATATTAACATAGGATTCAAATGAGCATTAAAGTTTTGAGACTGACATCAGGCGAGCAGATTGTCGCTGAAGTCAAAGATTTAAGAGATGATAACGATAAACCAATTGGATTTCAAATTTCATATCCATACAGTATTGTTATGCAACCTCTTCCACAAAATGAGGGTGAACCTCTTAAATTCAATATGAATTATGTTGTGTGGATGCCTGCATGTAAAGACAATACATTTGCCATTCCATTTTCAAGTGTAGTTGCATTTGGTGATGCAGCACCTGAAGTGATGAATGCATACTTAAAGAATTTTGGTGACGTTATTAAAGAAGGTATCACGGATCAGGAAGATCCAACTAGCACTGGATGACAGTTTAGCTAGTGTCCACTCGATCTGTTGACACCCTCATGATTGTGTGGTAGGATGGTCTCATCAAGCAAAAAACAATGAAGGTTCCTACTCAACCAGAACTAACTCACATGCAGATACAAGCTATCTTAAGGGAGCATTCTATCCCTGAGGATCAGATCAAGTATCTTGGTGAGAGGGAATATACAGTACACTATTGCTCTCATCCTGAGTATCATGGTCAGATTATGCCATGGTATTTGATTAATAATGAGCATGAGGTGCCAGTTTGTGACATTGGATCAATTGATTCATGTGATACAGATGACGAAGGAGTAGAACTTGAAAATGTGACTGATGACTGGTATGATGAGGAGGAAATCTAAAACCATGAAAACAGTTTCTCGTTACACCAGAGCAGGACAGAATGGTAAGGTTATCACTTGCCCTAAATGCTCTCAAGATGCTAGAGTATATCACTTTAGTTGGTCTGCACTCTCTTGTCAGAGTTGTGGAGAATCAGTAAACAAATCTGAATGGGAGGTAGCATGACAACTAAACATGAAAAGCGTAGAGATGCACTTGGTCTCTTAGTTGAGTCATTACACAAACCAGATTCTAGGTTACGTGGATGTGCTCACAATCAACAATGCTACCATGAATTAATGGAGTGGCGTGAAGAGATCATTGAATACTTAGAAACCCGTCGTAAAGAGGAATTCTCATGAGCAGACCTTTTATTGGTAATGAACAGATTAAGTTTGCAGACAACACCTATGAAAATCATCTTAGGTCTCGTATGCAAGAATGTATCGAAGACTATCTTCAAGATGGTTTTGGAGAGGAACCTAGTCCACGACACTTATACGAAGAAATGCTGCTAATCATTCAAGAGCTAGCAGATTATCATGATAAACATCGAGAACGTTACTTGGAACTAAAGAACTATATGATTGGATCTAGTTCTATCCCAGAGAGGTACTAACATGCGAGAGATGGATCAAAAAGAGAGAATTCTTGTAGCATTACAACAAATACATAATGTTAGTAAATTATTCAAAGATAATGATTATCACAACTATATCTGTGGTAAACTTATCATGGTTGAAACCGAACTCGAAAGACAATTAGCTATTTTGATGAATCATGAACGAAGCAGAATTCAAGGAAGCAATCAACAATATACTGATGCTTCAGAACAACAACGATCACAATTTTCAGATTTTGCAGGCACAGATTGATACCCTGCAGAAACAACTAAGTGAACTGAATGATCTCAAAGAGATGTTCAGGTTACCTAATCCAGCAAACAAAGATCGTAAGTTGTTCGATGAACAAGAGTGATTTTGAATTACTCCAACCTGTACGATGGCATGATGTAGCAGGTTACATTAATTTCATATGTGAAGACTATCTAACGATATGCTTCATAGATGAACCTCTTCCTGAGTCAGCAAACTCTAGGTGGGGGCGTCACTATGCTGCTATTCTAGTATACCCTCAATATTATCATGAAATACGCTGTCGTGTGGATGAAGAAAAGAAAGAAGGGATCCACGTCCCACCAACAAGCGATCTTTTACAATTTGGACGATGCCGCTCAGTGGGAACAGCACATAAACAAAACGGTACACGCAAAAACTGACATCATCCCCATTTATGGTGACAGTTAGCTAAGTGTCCACTCCGTCCCCCACTCCCATCCATTATGCCTTATACTATAGAAGTCGTTAAGGGAACACCACCCATGCAAATTACTAAC